TTCGATGAGTACGGATTAGATAAGTCTATATATAGCGAAGAACAAATTGAGTATGTTCATGAAAAGATTAAAGAGTACGAAGAAGATTATGAATCGTCAACTCCATTTGAAAAAGATACAATAGCTAACATGGCAAAGACGTCACTTAAATTGAATCAATTAGAAGCTAAAATGATGCAAAGCGACGATAAGAAAATTGTTGATCAATATACTTCACTTAGAAGAGAATTCTCGAATATGGCTGGGGATTTAAAACATAGACCTAAAGACCAAAAGAATGAGGATTTGAGTAAGAGCAGAACCAGTTTATCGCAAATCGTTTTCAACTATGAGAATAGGATACGTAGCGGAAAAATGGAAAGAGATGAGGTTACTCAAAAGATTAGGGAGAGAATGGCTAAAATAAGAGCTGAACATATCGACGGAAGGTTTGAGCAACATGACAGTCAGTGACTTAATTACAGAGGAAGAAGTGCATCATATATTAAATCTACCAGATGACGAATTCTACGATTACATAGGACAGATGATTGAGTTTTACAGAGAACATCCCGTGGAGGCTGCCTATGATATTTTAGGAATGAGTCTTTCTGAGTATCAAAAAGTAACTCTAGAAAATGCTTGGTTTAAAACAAGCGTCTATTTATGCCAATCTCGTGGTAGTGGAAAATCTTTTATCATGGCGTTAATTTCAGTATTGACTGCAATACTATATTCTCATCAATCTATTCTAATGTTAGGCCCTTCTTACCGACAGTCACTTATGTTATACGATAAAATTATAAATGATGTATACAACAAATCTTTTTCGGTCAGACATGAGATACCTAAAAACGGAATGAAAAAAGGTACAATGGACGCGTCAATCACATTTTTCAGTTCTTCGGCTATTAAGTTCTTGCCAATTGGGGACGGTTCATCGATTCGTGGAGAGAGAGCGACTTTTATTATGTTGGATGAACATGCACAGCATGACGAGACAATGATCAACAGGGTAATCGTCCCGATGGCTGCAGCAAACCTAGATTACGACCCTGAAAATCCTGAAGATGACTATGAAGCTAAGTTTCTTTATGCTACATCGGCTTATTTTCAATTTAACCACTCATATAAGACATTTCAGAACCATCTTCATAGAATGACATTCGATGATGATTATTACGCTGCTGTAGTGCCTTATTCACTTCCTAGAGACGCCAAATTAACTAATGAATCATTCATCGAAATGCAAAGAAGAGAAATGACTAATGATGACTTCGAGATGGAGATGAACTGTAAGTGGATATCCGGGAATGACAGCAGCTTCATAAACATTCAAACTTGGGATAAATACATACGTTACGATGATGGATTGGAACCTTTATTTGAAGGTAGGTTGGATAGAGATTATGTATTATTCGCAGACATAGCGCGTGAAGAAGGGGGAGATAATGCATCCTTGAAGTTAGCTGAGATACAAGGCAATAAACTAGCCATTGTTAGGCAGAAGGCTTTGAATGGTCTATCTTATCAAGAAATAAGGGATGAAATAAGAAGGTTACTTATTAACTTTAATGTGGTTGACTTATGGATGGATAAATTAGGTGGAGGTACAGCTGTGAGGGATTTATTGGACGAAGATTGGTTAGATTACAACACAGGAATGATACATCCTCCTATTTTAGAAAAGGAAAGTTCTCGAAGCGATGGGATAAAAGTGTTAACTTTAATAACAGCTGACAACGCATTCAACCATAGAATAGGTCACTTAGCTAAAAAACATATAGAGAAAGGGAACTTTACATTTCCAGAACTCATGGATAGACACCCCGATCCAGAGATGGAAATGGCTTATTTGGATTTGATAGCCATTAAAAAAGAAGTAACCAATATCCAAGCTATGCCATCGGGAAATTTCCATAAATTCGTTCCGACTAAAGGTACTGGTATAACTAGAAAAGATAGGTGGACTACATTTTGTTATGCAGCCCTTTACATTGAAGAGGAACTACAAGCTAAAGAAGATGACTCTTTGTTTTTTGAGATATTCTAAGCTGTAGTACTGATACAAAAGGTTATTCAAATCACATTAATGTATTTAGATAGGTGGGGGAGGTGATGTTTTGATATGGAGTCAGGAGCTTATAAAAGTAAAGGTGATTATCAGACACCTGTATATGAAGTTAGCGATCATATCGAACCTATTAGTTCGGCTTCTAATATAAGGAAATATGAAGCGAACATGTTACTATCTGATTTTCAAAATAATTTTAATAACGTGGTTAGGTTGAGTCACTATTATGTAGATAAGGTTGGTATATTAAAGAGCGCTATAAAATTTTACAGCACATTTACTCAAGGTAAAATACTTCTTGAGGGTGGAGAAGAAGAGAATGAGGAAATCCTTAATGACTTCATTAAAAATACCAAATTAAATAAAGTTGTAAGGCAATCGATACCAGACCTTTATAAAGCAGGTAATATATTTTGGTACAGAGAGAGAGAAGGCGGGAAAACAGTTTGGGTGCATCAGTTGAACCCAATTGATGTAGAGGTTGTTGGTCACCAGAGAGGGAGACCGGTATCGTTCTTTAATAGCGATAATGACCCTTTAACTCTACCAAGAGATTTAGAGGTTGATTCGTTAGGTAGATATGTTTTACCTCCCGAAAGGACATATCACTGTTCGTTGGATAGAGAGGGTTATTTGCGTTATGGTAAGCCGCAAACGATAGCTACATTCGAACCTATTCAACACATACAATCATTACTAGATATGGAAAAGCACTCCATAAATGAAGTAATAGAGAGTTTAATAATTTTTACTTTAGGCGATGAAAATAGGCCAGCGACCCCTAAACAAGTAAAAGAGTTACGAAGAAGGATTGAGACATTAGGTACTAGTGGTAGGTTAGTTGGTAACCACACTCTAGAAGCCAATATGATTGAGAAAGACACTTCTGTATTTAGTCCTGATAAATTTAATGTGCCAATTAAAATGCTTATGTATTCAATAGGAATAACACCCTCCATTTTCACTGGCGAAGGCTCCTATGCATCATCAACTGCTGGCATGGCATCAGCTAAACAAATTATACAATCTAATAGAACAGAATTAATAGAAACTTTAGAAGAGTTATTCGAAGATATAGCTATTGAGAATGGTTTAAATCCGAATGATAACCCGAAGGTTAGTTTAGGAAAATTAGAATTAAGTGAGGAAAAAGTTCAGCATCAAATTATAAGAAACCTATTTTTAGATGGGGTCATTAGTGCAGATACTTATGCTCAGGCGCATGGTCATTTACTAGAGATTGAGCAAGAGAAAATAACAGAAGAAAATGAAATGTTCGAAATTGAACCAAGAGCTATGTCTAGTACATTGAGTAGTTCCGGGGAGTCAGAAGGTAGACCTACTGACAAAGACTCTCATAATGACAGTAATCCTAGTGGAGATAATAAACCATCTACGCAAACTTAAAGGGGGTGAATGAAAATAGATGTAGAAAAGTTAAAATCTAGGAGTTATGAGGTATCAAATTCCAAAACTTTTGTAGACATAACTTACATATTAGCTACAGCAGATATACCAAACGGGAATGGGGCGCTATTCACGGCTCAAGAACTCGAAACCGCTAAAGGAACAATTATTAATCAACCACTTATCATGGTGGGATCAGAGCCAACAGGACATGATTTAATCAACTTCCCTAACCTGACCAACGGTAAGGCGATAGGAACTCATATAGATTCTTGGATGGGTTCAGATAAAGATGGGATTAAGCATCTTTATGCAAAAGCTAGAGTTTGGAAAATAAGATTCAATGAGATAGCTATGAAACTAATCGAACTACATGAACAAGATAATTTGAAATTTTCAATGGAGTGTAGTTACGAAAAATCTAGCGAGATTGGAAACTCTAGAAAGTTAGAAGGCGTTGAATTTATAGGTTCAGCAGCGGTTGACATTCCTGCTAACGAGTGGTCAAGAAGTGTTTCTGTAGCAAATAAGAAGAAAGGGGAATTGGGCATGGATTTAGAAGAAGCCAAAAAAGAGATTGAAAGACTTCGAGAGAAGGTGAAGCAATTACAAGAGGATTTATCAGCGTGCCAATCAGGTAAGGAGGATAGTGACGATAATAAAGAAGAACAAGCAACGTTAATCAAGAAATTAGAAAAGGAAAAGGATACATTAACAGCATCCTTAAAATCTTCAAACGAAACAATTGATGAACTTAATTCTGAAATCAGTCAGTTGAAGAAAAAAGAGAAAAAGCGAGAAATTGCTTCAAAAGGCGAGAGTCGATTCAACGAAATTTCAGAGTTCTTAGATTTCAAAGAAGATGAGGCAGAAGCTAAAAAGGAAGAGTATGGTCAAATGAGTAATGAGGTTTGGAATATCGTATTGGAGACAGCTAAGCGCAATCCTAAGACTCAAAAGAAAGTTTCTGTAGCATCTGATGTGAGTATTGATTTAGAAAATAATTTCCTAGAAGGACTTGGAGAATAAGGAGGAGTTGCAATATGGCTACAAACAAAGTGTCTTTTTATTTCCGAAAAGACTTTAATGTAACAAAACACGGTGAGTATAAGGCTGGAACTGAT